GTTGTCAGAGACATATTACAATATATCTTTATCCAGATTTAAGAAAACAGATAAGATACTGCGCCGTCAAAAATATAGATTATTTCCTTGACTGGAGTAAATAGACATAGTATAAAGAGAATAGAAAGAAGATTTATACTATGTCAAAAAAAAGAAAGAAAAAATATAACTGGAAAAATAAATACATATTTTTAGCGTATGAATACGCTAAAAGTGGTTTATCTGATTTACGCATAATAAAAGCACTCGGCATTACATATCCTTATTTTGAAAAATGGCTGAAGGAGAAGCCGTTGTTCAAAATATCCATAAAAAAGGGCAGGCGGATGAGGAGGAATATGAAGGGGAATGAAATTTCTTTTGAAGAATATATTTACCAGCAATTATCGCCGGAGATGAAAGAAGTATATGACGATATGGTAAAAATCGACGAAGAAGGGGGCGGGGTGGCAGAAATAGAAGCATTGCTGAAAAATAAAGGAAAACGGTTTAAGCAGAGAATGTTTATTCATTCTTTGGTTATGATGAATTATGCTTTATCCAGCGCGCTTCGCAGGACAGGGGTTCCTTATAGAACGTTTATAAAATGGAAAGAGGAGGATCCGGAATTTGCTGAGTTAATGGCAGAAATTAAATTTCATAAGAAGAATTTTTATGAAGACGCATTAAATCATCAGATTAAAGAGGGAGATACACAATGTATCATTTTTGCTAATCGGACATATAACGCAGATCGGTTTATGGAACCCAAACATCAGATAGAAATAAATAAAAATGTATATAAAAAGTCCATTTCTGTGGTGGCCATAGACGATCTTAAATTATCGTTAGAAGAAAAAAGGAAACTGCTGGAAAAGGTAAGAGATGTAAAAGCAATTGAGTCAAAAGAAGAAAATGCACTGCCTCCAGCAATGTATGAAGGTAGATTATTAAATGGTGCTGATGCAGAATACACAGAAACAGTCTCTGGAGATAGATGAATACGATTTAGTATCGTCTATTTGCAGGGAGAGTTTTTTTGATTTTGTGAAGGAGTTTTGGGAGGAGGTAATTGCAGATACGCCGGTATGGAATTGGCATATTCCTTATCTTTGCGGAAGACTTCAAAGGGTAGCAGAACGGGTATTTGAGGGGAAGAAAAGAGAAAAAAATCTGGTAATTAACATTCCTCCGGGCACAACGAAATCTACGATATGCAGTGTAATGTATCCAGCGTGGATATGGACTCGGATGCCTCATGCCAGAATTATAGGCGCGTCGTATTCATTGCTTCCTGTAGCGTCTGATTTATCCAGAAAAAATAGGGATATTATTTTAAGCGATAAATACAGGCGTTGTTTTTCCAGTGTGGGAAGATTGGAAAAAGAAGATTCAGCGATTGATTTAAGGGAAGACCAGAAAACAAAACATTATTTTGTTAATTCAAAAGGAGGGATGAGATATGCGGTAGGAACGCAAGGTTCTGTGACGGGAATGCACGCACATTTTTTGATTGTGGATGATCCAATAGATCCAAGAGGCGCAAGAAGCGATTCAGAAATACGTTCTACAAATATATGGTTGTTTGAAACTTTGTTTAATAGAAAAACAGACAAGGATGTTACGCCTGTTATTTTAATTATGCAAAGACTTCATGTAGAAGACGCTACGGCGGCGATGCTGGAGAAAATGAGAGATGAAATTGAATATATTTGTCTTCCCGCTGAGTTAAATGACGATGTAAAACCAGAAAGATTGAAACGATATTATACAGACGGTTTATTAGATCCAGTTCGATTAAATAGAAGAATTTTAGAGAATGAAAAAAGAATGGGGCAGTATTATTATGCTGGACAATTTTTACAGTCTCCTATACCAGAACAGGGAGGGATGTTTAATGTCGATAAATTGGAATTTCAAAATCCAGATGAAAATATAAAATGGGGAAAACGGGTTCGATATTGGGATAAGGCGGCTACTCAAGATGATGGTTGTTTTACGGTAGGGGCTTTATTAGGAGAAGAATTATTAAAAGACGGAAAAGTGCGGTATTGGGTATTGGACATAGTAAGAGGGCAGTGGAATACCGCTATGCGGGAAAAAATAATACGAAAAACAGCGGAAGAAGACGGGGCAAATATAGAGATATGGATAGAACAAGAGCCTGGGTCCGGTGGAAAAGACAGCGCAGAAACCACAATGAGAAATTTAAGCGGTTTTCGGGTAAAGCCGGATCGGCCTACAGGAGATAAGATTATAAGGGCAGATCCTTTCAGCGCACAGGTAAATGCGGGGAATGTGGTGTTGAAACCGGCGGTGTGGAATAAAGAATATATAGAAGAAATGAGGTTCTTTGGGCCGAATTGTAAATATAAAGATCAAATAGACGCTTCTAGCGGGGCGTTTAATCGTCTGTTTAAGAAGAAAATAGTTTTAGGCGCATTTGGATATAAAAAGAGAGGAACATAAAATGAGTAAGGTAAAATTGACAAAAGAACAGAAAAAAGTACTGAATGAGATGAAGTCTCAATTTTTAGTAAATACAACTACATTATCCAGAAGTGCTATTGCACATGCTTTGGAAATGGGAGATCGAGACATAGATGAGGCCTGTAATTATCCTCGTACTGTTGGGATTGACCAGTATGTGCAAATGTACCGGAGAAATGGAGTAGCGAACAGGGCAGTTCGATTTATGTCTGAAGAAAGTTGGAAGATGTTGCCGGATATCTATGAAGTGGAAGACACAAGAGTAGAAACTCCGTTTGAATTAGCCATAAAAGAGTTAAAAGATAAGTTTCACGTGTATTCTTACATAAAAAGAGCGGATATCTTAAGTGGGATTGGGAGATATGGTGCTCTGCTTATTGGGATAAATGACGGGAAAAATTTACATGAACCAGTAGATGGAATAGATCCAAAAACTGGAGAGATTATGGGGGAGATAGAACAAAGGAAGTTGATTTATCTAAAGCCGTTTCGTGAAGGCAATGTAACAATGTCTAAATGGGAAACAGATCCTACTAGTCCAAGATTTGGGATGCCGGTTGAATATGTTGTACGGACGGAGGATATGTTGCATGGAAGTATTGTAGATAAGACAGTTCATTGGTCTCGTGTTGTTCATTTAGCGGATAATAGAGAAGAAAGCGATGTTTGCGGGATTCCAAGAATGGAAAGCATTTATAATATGCTTTTAGATATACGGAAATTATTGGGAGGTTCTGCGGAAATGTTCTGGAGAGGCGCATTTCCGGGATATTCGTTTGAAATTAATCCAGAATATCGAGGAATGTTAGGAGATGTAGAGATAGATTCAGATACGATTAAAGAAGAATTTGAGAAGTGGTCAAATGGACTTCAGAGATATTTGGCCCTTACTGGAGTATCGGCGAGAAGTCTTTCTCCGCAGGTAAGCGACCCTTCTTTGCATTTAGACGCTGAATTTAAGGCCATATCGCTTTCTATTGGGGTGCCGTATCGAGTTTTCATAGGAACAGAAGAGGCTAAATTAGCGTCTTCGCAGGATGTGAGGTCATGGAATGCAAGAATTGATGAACGAAGAAATGGGTATTTAACAAATTATGTAATTCGTCCGATTTTTAATAGATTTATTGAGTTGGGGGTAATTCCTTCTCCTAAAAATATGGAATATTCAGTTGAGTGGCCTGATTTGAATACGCTATCAGATTTGGATCAAGCAGAAGTTTCTTTGAAACAAACTACGGCTATGTCTACTTATGTTTCGGCTGGCGTAGATCAGTTAGTCCCGCCAAAAGAATATCTAACGATGTTTATAAAGAAAACAATGGGGGAGGCGGAACAAATAGAAAAGGCAGCAGAAAAACGATTTGAAGATTCTGAAGGCAATGCTATTACAGAAGACTCTATGCCGACTGTGTCGGAGGAAAATGATGTGTGATTTTACTGTAATTACTCCAACTGGAAATAGGAATGTTTCTTTTTCTCTTTGTGTTAAGTGGATGGAGAAACAAACGGTATATCCGACAGAATGGATTATCATGGATGATGGAGAAGAAAAAACTGATATTCCAGATTTTCATTTTGTTCGATATTTTAAGAGATTTAATAGACAAAATGGACATACTCTTTGCGCTCAAATTTGTCAGATTCTTCCTTTAATTAAAACAGATAAAGTAATTGTGATGGAGGATGATGACTGGTATCAGTGTAATTATTTTGAAAGGACATGTGGGTTATTGGATAAAGCGGATATTGTAGGTATTATGAATAATCAATATTATTTTTTGAAGGATAGAGAGTATGTAATTCATCCGAATACAAAACATTCATCTTTTTGTTCTACTGCATTTAGAAGAAGTATGTTTGATGAAATAATGAAATATGCTTTGGCTAATGAAGGGCCGTATTTAGATTTAAGAATATGGAGAATGACGACAAAGAAAAAATATCTATATTCGCCGGGAAGTCCTTTGGTAATAGGAATGAAACAAATGCCGGGCAGAATAGGAGTTACATATAAAAGTAATAAGGATGGAAGATTAAGTGT